TTGGTTTTTGAAGTATTTCGGGCAAAGGGAAGCTAAGGAGTGAGACATAGGTTTCTTTTAGTTCTGCAGTGGTTTGAAGAGGAGAAAGAAATCTTGAAGGTGGGGTTGATTTGACAAAGTTGCTTAGTCTTGTTCACTGCCACTTATGCGTCTTGAAGGACTTGTGCGACTATGAGGCGAGCGAAGCATCCTTCAAGTTTCAGCACTGGGAAGGTCGCGAGAAATTCCCTCTCTCGAAGGATGAGAACGCGAAACTAGATATAGCAAAGCAGAACTGCCCGATAAAGAAGGCTGCGTTAGGTAAGTGATTTTTCTTGGCTAAGACCTATAAGAAGTACAAACTTCAGTCAAGAATGTACAATGTAAAATTTGACACTTGCATGGTTCGCAGGTGGGTTCTTCCGATCCTGCGGAGAATTGATGTCGGCGACTACCCTACGAAGATCGGTAGGATAGTGGGTTTGAGTCGCCAGCACGTCTATTACTACATCAAGAAGCTTGAGCGATGCAAACTCGTGAAACGCGAGAAACGCAGTAGCGTAGTTTTCTACGAGCTAACGGGAGAAGGTAAAAGTCTTGTGCAGTCATGTGAGGGGCGCGTGTTTCCAGGCGAGCTGTATCGGCTGGATAAGTGCCAGGTTAGTTTTGGGATTTTGAGGGAGGGGGTTTTGCCGTTGGATTTTAGGCCTGTGGAGATGGTGAATTGGACGGCTTTGCTGGGTTTGGAGTTGGGTGTGAAGGTTAGGCATACGTCGCGGAGTTGGATTGTGCATGTTGAGGTTATTCGTGGTCGTAGTCCCGCTGAGGTTTATGGGTCTGCTTTGAATTTGGCTAATAGGGTTGCTGCTTCGCTTGCTAGTAAGTATGGTTGTGTGTTGAGGCAGGGGAAGTTTGTTGCTGGGGAGCTCGCTGTTGAGGATCCTGTGGCGAGTTTGTTTGGGCGTTACTTCGCGGTTTCGACTCCGAGGAGGAAGATTGATCATAGCTGGGGCGTTGGGGAGCTTGAGCACTTGCAGAAGGATAGTGTGATTGAGTATTTGCAGATGCCTGAGCGGGTGAAGAGCGTTGAGGCGAAGCTGGATCGCCTTACTGCCGTTTTGGAGCGTTTGCTGAACCCTGAGGAACGCGTGGATCCGGGTGGTGTGTCTGGTCAGAGGGGGCTTGGGGACTATGTCAGTTAGGCCTTTTTCGTCTGTTGGGGCATGTTCAAACACCGTTTTTGGAGTGGGTTTATTCTATGTTGAAAGTTCATGCTTTTCACGGCGCATTCACTCGATGGCGTTCGGTCTAGGCAATGAAGGCCATAACGTAACGTGCCTGAACATGGGGGTTTTCTATGGTTGAGCAGATAGAGCAGGAACCAAGCGAAGTACATGCACAATCAACGAAGAAAGGGCGTTCAAAAGAGGAGAAAATAGGCCGTCTCAAATATAATCAGTATTTACTCAAGCGAGTACTGACTGAGATAGGTGAGGTTAAGGAGACGCAGCGCATTATTCTCAACGGTTTGAAGGGTGCGGGTTATTTTCATTTCGACGTTCCCCTGATTCAAAAACTGGCTTGTGTGGACGTGGTGGACTTGGAGATATTGGATCGTGTTCACGTTGCGGGAAGAGGTGGTGTGCTGCCGAAGGACGTGGCTAAGGACCTATTCGAGTATGGTTTGAAGCATTATCATGTTAGCCGTAGGATTCTGCGGATGAATAAGCGTATGGCGTTTGAGTGTGGCGAACGCGTTTTTGAGAAGCGGGGGTGGCGCTGGGCTTTGACGGTGTTCGGGTTTGAGGCTTTTGGGGATGTTGAGAGAAAGTCGCTGGAGGAATTCACTGTTGAACCAAAGGAATTAGAGGAGAAGGGCGAGGTTAAAGGTGATGAGTGAGCCGACTGTCGCGTGCTGCACCTGCGAGTTCTCGAAGGCGGACCTTCAGAGGAAGTATGGGCTTAAGCACTGTGGGAGGAGCGACGGATGCAACATGTGGAAGAAAAGAGAGTCGCTGAAGGGATGAGCCGGGATTTCTGTTTGGGGTGTGGGCGGCTGTCTAAGGCGCGTTGCCGGAGCTGTTGGAAGATGGCTTGGTATTTTGCGACGCATCTCTGCGTTTTTGATGAGATCTTGAAATAATGAGTGAGGAAAAAGTGAGAAAAATGGAAGGAATTAAAGAAACAATAACAGTATGGGTAAACGGTGACTGGAAAATATGGTCTAATCTTGATGCAGAGTACGCTGCCAACGATTCCGAGTGGCTTGTAAATATACCCTGTAAGGAAATTGAGGAATCGAGAAAACAAAGGTTTGTCAAAGAGTTTTGCAGCGAGGAAGTTGCTTACTGTCCAAAGTGTGAAGAAACCCTAGAAAAGTATTCACACCTTGAAGGTGGTTGGTGTCCCAAATGTAAAGAGTGGTTTCCAGACGACATAATTCAGGAGAGAATGGAAGAAAATGAGTGAAAGCGAATTCAAAAAGCGAATAGAACAGCATCTGCTGAACCTCATAGCTTCCTGGAGAATTAATTCTGATCCACAGAAAATAGCGCGATATTACATTGATGCTTACAATTGTATTCTGCATAACATAAAAGAGCATGATGTAATTGGAATTAATAAGGCTAGAAAGGAGTTTCTTGAATTAGCTCCTGAAATCGCGGATAAAGTAAAAATGAAGATCTATGAGGACCTTGTTGCTAGAGGCGAGGCAACGGGCTATGTGAAGCTTCTTGTGGCCCTCAAGAAGTGGTTTGTCGCAGTCTAGTGACGAATTAACTTTATAAACGCGTGGCTACTCATATTTGGGTAACTGTGTTGTTTGCCGGCACTTGGGCGATGTGCGCTATCATGCGGAGTCCTTGAGCCTGGACAACGTTGGAGAATCGAGTTTTTGAGTAAAAGTCCATCGACGCTGAGACGTGATGCTGCTAGGTTTAGGCCTATTCGTAGGCTGGAGAACGGCGACGTCGTTGCTACCAGGCAGATCCCGCCCTGCAGGAGAGTGGTCAGGGACGTCAACAAGACGGTTCTCTTCGTTGAGCACCTTGCGGCTTGTGATTCTGGGACGGTGGTTCACGATGCCGGCGGCCGCGGCTTGTATGATCGTGAGACGTTTGTCTCTTTCAAGGGGGCTTTCTATGAGACCAGCGTATGATGAAAAAAAGAATTCTTTTTTTGTGCATACGCTCTACTTGCGGGTTTTCACTCGATTAGCGCAGAAAGTGAACCCGGGCGATTTTAAGAGGGCGCATGGGTACATAGCGAGAGATAAGATTTGTAGGCTTCTAGCGGAGGAGTGCTATGAGCTTGCGCAGAAGTTTCTGAATCTTCCGCAGCCAAAATATAAGCTTAGTTTGCAGTACATGAAGCTTGCCGCGAAGCTGCTTGGTATGAGTTTGAAGCCTAAGAAGCTTTCGGACCTTGATGAGATCAAGAAGGCCATTGGTCGGTTGAGGGAGAAGCGGCCTGATGTGGAGAGACCTGCCAGATAGCCCTGCGGGGTTATGGCGTGAGGTTGATAAACTTGGGCAGAATGTGTTGGAGCCTGTTGTGGTACCAGAGAAACCCTTGGCTTTGGTTAAGGAGCTTTTCAATTTCACTCCGACAGAGTATCAGGCTAGGCTTCTTGAGGATGAGAGCAAGCGCATTGTTGTGAGATGGAGCCGTCAGGCTGGCAAGACGACGACTATAGCCCTACGGGCTTTATGGTTCGCGCTCACGCATAATAGAACTTTAAGTTTGATTGTTGCTCCGAGCTTTCGCCAGAGCATGATCATGGGTGACCGAGTGCAGGACTACGTGTCTGGTCTTCCTGCTAAAACTCGTCGTTCTCTTGTGGAGAAGCAGCAGCGCACGGTTCTCAAGTTCAGGAATGGTTCTAGGATAATCATTTTGCCCAATAGTCCTCAGCTACTTAGGGGCTACACGGCGCACCAGGTGATTTGCGATGAGGCGGCTTTCTTTCATGAGGACGATCTGGTGTTTTACAATGTGCTTTACCCGATGCTGGCGACTACTGACGGCACACTTATCGCCTCGAGTACGCCTTGGAGCCGCGACAGTGTCTTCTATCGCATGTGTAATAGTAAGGATTTCAAGCAGCACGTGGTGACCTGTGAGCAAGTCGTTATGGCTGGCTTGATTAAGCAGAGTTTCATTGATCAGATGCATGAGGAGCTGCCTGAAGAGAGGTTCCGAAGGGAGTTCTATAGCGAGTTTGTTGAGGATGCTGACGCTTGGCTGACTCAGAGCCTTATCGTGCAGTGCATCGAGAGCGAGTTGAATCTGCTAGAGTTCGATGATGTTGCGTCTGGCCTGTTCTACGTGGGCTGTGATCTCGGCAAGTATCAGGATGCAAGTGTTGTTTCAGTGCTTGAACGCTCTAACGACGGCGTGTTGAAGCTCATACATGTTCACAGGTTTCCGTTGAAGACGGAGTACGCCTCGGTCATTGGCTACATCAAAAGCATTGTGGATCGCTGGAAACAGATTCGGCAGGTTTACGTTGACTGCACGGGCGTCGGGGACTACATTGTTGAGGACATGAAGAAGTGCGGCCTCGGCAACGTGACGGGCGTAAGCTTCACTCTTCAGTCGAAGGAGGAGATGGCCACAATCCTAAGAGAGAGGATGCGTGCTGGCGGCGTGCGGATTCCGTATGTTCCTGCTAACAAGCCGAGGGACTTGGATTTGACGGCT